CATTGAGGACAACCTGTACGACAGCCTGTCGTCCCGGTATACCAAAGCATTGGCTCGTGCCATGGCGTACACCAAGCAGGTCAAGGCTGCTTCTGTTCTGAACAACGGCTTTAGCTCCGCTGTTACTTACGGTGACGGTGTAAGTCTGTTCTCGACGGCGCATCCTCTGGTCTCTGGTGGCACCAACAGCAACCGTCCTGCGGTTGCGGCTGACCTGAATGAAACCTCCCTTGAGGCGGCTGTTATTCAGATCGCTGGTTGGACTGATGAGCGTGGTCTGCTGATCGCTGCCAAGCCCCGTAAGCTTGTTGTTCCCCCGTCGTTGATGTTCGTTGCAACCCGCCTGCTTGAAACTGAGCTGCGTGTAGCTACTGCTGACAACGACGTTAACGCTCTGAAGTCCATGGGTTCCATTCCTGAAGGTTATACGGTCAATCACTTCTTGACCGATACCAACGCTTGGTTCCTGACCACTGATGTTCCTAACGGGCTTAAGCATTTTGTGCGTACGCCTCTGCAGACTTCAATGGATGCTGACTTTGATACAGGGAATGCTCGCTACAAGAGTAGAGAGCGCTACTCGTTTGGAGTGAGCGATCCGTTGGGTATTTACGGCTCGCCTGGGGCTTGAGTACTAGTGGGTTTGTTAGTACGGGAAGGGGGCTTCGGCCCCCTTTTCTTTTTTTATTGGATGTGATACAACATCGTTATCCCAGGGTCAACCTGCGTACCAGACAGTCCTGGCTGACGGCATACAGACTGGTGCGCACACTTAGTATGCGAGGATCGAATGGCTAATACCACCTTCTCCGGCCCGGTGCGGTCACAGAACGGATTCCAAACTGTATCTATTAATTCTTCAACTGGCGCAGTTACTGTAGCTGCGGTGTCGCTTGGTGCCTCTGGTATCGTAGCTACCCCCGTGTCGCTGGCTGATGGTAATGCTTCTTTGACTGCTGCAACGAACGGTGGTGGTGTTGTTAACATCGTGCCCAACGGCACCCAAGACAATACTTACACTCTCCCCGCGCCTGTTGCTGGTACGTCTTTCACGTTTGTGTATGGCGGTGGTGCAGCGGATGCCACGGACTTCATCATCAACACGGGTTCAGACACCAATTACTTTATTGGTGGTGTGATGTTTAATGACACCGATGATGGTGCTGCTTCGGTTGTGTTCTCTGACGGTAACTCCAACAGCAAGCTTCAAGTCAATGTACCTGCTGCTGCCCAGATTACTGTAGTTGCGTTAAACAGTACGAACTGGCAGGTTTGGGGTATCGTGGCTGGTGCAACTGCTCCTGCGTTCGCTGACCAGTAATAGGGGGCCGACATGGCGACCCAGCAATATGATGTATGGTCCGTATCGCCGAAAGCTGATGCGGATTTTTATGTGGTCTCAGTGACCCCCTCGGGGGCTGGAGCTTTGGGGTTGGTTGCAAATACCCCCGGCATCAATGGGTACGGCTACAAAGTATCTATTACGTCAGTGGCTGATGAGACCACCAAAAACTTTACCATTACTGGTATTCCGGTTGGGTCTACCCAATCCGTCACTGAGGTAGTTGCAGGCGGTAACAACACGACTGTTTACTCTACTAATTACTTTGCCACGGTCACAAGCATCACGGTCAGTGCTGCAACGGCTGGTGCAATTACGGTTGGGTATGGCGGTGCTTTGGCTTTGCCCAGGTGTCGCATTAAAGGCGTGTATTACGTTGGCGCATCCAATGCGGGCAGTATTTCAATCAGTGATGCCAACTCAAACCCTTCGCCACCCAGGTTGTACATGGATACTCCGGGGTCTGTAACGACCTCAAGCAGTCTATACATGGCAGCTGAAGGTATTTTGGTTGGGCAAGCTCAGTATGGATATGCAATTGTTACCTTGGATCAAGTTACCAAAGTAACTCTTATTTGCGGGTGATGTATGGCTAAGACTCCGGCGTGGCAGCGCAAAGAAGGCAAAAACCCAGAAGGTGGGTTAAATGCCAAAGGCCGCGCAAGCTATAACAAAGCCAACCCTGGGAAGCCGGGGTTGAAGCCGCCGCAGCCGGAGGGTGGCTCACGACGTGATTCTTTCTGCGCTCGCATGAAAGGCATGAAGAAAAAGCTGACGTCTGCCAAAACAGCCAAAGATCCCAATAGCCGTATCAACAAATCTTTGCGGGCGTGGAATTGCTGAAATGAAAGACTCGGCACACGAAACAACGAAAGCAATATTGGATGGCTTGTCGGTTGTGACTGTTGTGGGTACGCTTGTAGATATGCTGCCATCTATTGCTGCGCTTTTCACAATATTGTGGACCGGTATTCGTATCTGGGAAACCGATACAGTACAACGTATGTTTGGTCGTAAGGACGACGATGCCGTCTAAAAGCCAAGCGCAACACAATTTGATGGCGATGGTCGCAAATGACCCTGCTGCCGCTAAACGCCTTGGTATCCCACAAAGGGTTGGCAAGGATTTCATGCAGGCCGATAAAGGCCGTAAATTTAACGAGGGTGGTGACATGAAAGAATCCAAGGCAATGATGGGCAAAGAGGTTGCCTTCATGAAGAAAAAAGGCGCTCCGAAGTCCATGATCAAGCATGAGATGGCTGAAGCCAAAGGCATGAAAAAAGGCGGCATGGCCTACTCTGCTGGTGGCTACACTCGGGCTGCTGATGGTGTTGCTAAGAAAGGCAAGACCAAAGGTATGCAGGTCAAAATGATGCGCGGCGGAGCATGCTGACATGGATAAGATGTCGCGTGATCGACGTAAAGAGAAAACCCGTAATCTGGGTTCCATGAGGGGGGCAACGCCTCCTGACATGAGTGAGAACGAAGCCGCAGCGCGTGATGCAGAAGCTCGTGCAGCCCAGGCTCGTGAGATGTCAATGATGCCCGCCCCCGGTGTGGCTGAACGCGCTATGGAAGAAGTACGCCGTGAGCGTGAGCGCACTCAGATGGGCGAAGCCTACGACAAGGCTATGAAGGGCTACAAAGGCGGTGGCTACGTCAAAGCTGCAGATGGCTGTGCGCAGCGTGGCAAAACCAAAGGCCGGATGGTGTAAAAATGGGTCGCCTAAATAAACCCGCAAAACCTGGGTACAAATACGCTAATCCTAGCCAAACAAGCGCTAGGGATTTAACGCCTAACTTATTGGAAGAAGTTGGGCCGTCGCAAGAAGCGGACGTTGAGCGTATTAAACGGGGCGTTAATCCAACAGCCAAAGGCGAATACAACCGACGCAGGCAGCAAGAGGCGGGTGGACGAGCAACGCTCCGTTCGCTAGGCCGAGCAGGTCTTTTGGGCGCTGCTGCGGAAGCGGGTGAAGCTATTGGTCGAGAAATCGATGAGCGTAACCCCGAAGTTGGGGAAGCAGTAGAGAAGTTGTTGGAGCGTTCTGGCGCAAGCAAAGCGCTTCAACGTGGGGCTGTACGCCCTGGACGTGTTGAACTAACTGATGAAGCCAAAGAAGAGCAAGCGTTTAGAGACGTTGAAGACGCTGCGCGTAAAGTGCGAGATATGGGGTACGCCAAAGGCGGCTCCGTAAGTAGTGCTTCCAAGCGTGGCGATGGGATTGCTCAGCGTGGCAAAACCAAAGGACGTTACCTATGATGTCGTCACGCGGGATGGGCGCAATTAACCCAAGCAAAATGCCCAAAGGCAAACTTAAGAAGCGCCGTGATAACACGGATTTCATGGAGTACGCCGAAGGCGGTAAGGTATCCCGCGTGAACGAAGCTGGAAACTACACCAATCCTGGGATGCGTAAAGCATTGTTCAACAAGATCAAAGGGCAGGCAGTGCAAGGGACTGCGGCAGGGCAATGGAGCGGGCGTAAAAGTCAGTTGTTGGCAAAACAATATAAAGCTCGTGGCGGCGGTTATCGAGACTAAAAATGCCGTACGCAACTAACGAAAAACGTCGTGCCGCTGAAGCAAAGAAGCGCGAAGCAAAGTTGCTTGCCAACGGCAATGCAAAATTATGCACGAAGTGCTGTACTATGCAGCCAGTTGAATTGTTTAGAAGTCGCGGCGGAGCTAATTCGCATCTTTTGCGCAGCACCTGCAACAAGTGTTTGTACGAAGCGCACCGAAATTGGGCAGCGCAAAATCTTGATCGTGTACAAGAGTACCGCAATAAAGACAGTTGGACGCTGGCAAAACGTTGTGCGCGTCGCGGAATAACGCCAGAACAGTTGATTGATCGCTATGAACGTCAAGAAGAGTGCTGCGCTATCTGCAAAGATGAGGTTGCGCTTATAAACAGCGCCATTGATCATAACCATGAGACAGGCGAATTTCGTGGGGTTTTGTGCAAGCAATGCAACCGTGCGCTTGGAATGTTCAAGGATAACCCGGCAGTCTTGCGCAACGCTGTAGAATATCTTGAGGCGTTTGGGAATTACGGCGATGACAATTAAGGCCCCGCAGCAGTCTTTGAAAGATTGGACCGCTCAAAAGTGGAGGACTCGCAGTGGTAAACGATCTTCTGACACGGGTGAAAGATACCTTCCAGAGGCTGCTATCAAAGCTCTTTCCCCCCAGGAATACGCAGCAACAACCCGAGCAAAGCGAGCAGGAAAAGCCAAAGGTAAACAGTTTGTAGCTCAACCTAAAAGCATTGCTAAGAAAACGGCAGGATATAGATGACAACCTCCGGCACTACTGCGTTTGACTTAGACTTCACGGAGATTGCCGAGGAAGCCTGGGAGCGTGCTGGCCGCGAAATGCGTTCGGGCTATGATTTGCGTACGGCCCGACGGTCAATG